GCACTCCAACACGAGTGAGGTTGGTGGTGATCTAATGGTAAAATATTTTGGAGGTCTTAATGAAAGGAGACCTCCTGATGTCTTGATGAAGGACAAAGACCTTGTTGAGGTATTTTTTACTGACAAGTGGTTCTGTGAAAAACAAAAACATTTTCCTGTCTCACCATCTAAAAATTATTGGGGAACTGTATTGGAACCATACATGAGGTGGACTTCATCAAAAAGTGCTATGATGGAGTATTGGAGAAACAACATAAGAGATGAACTGATGGATGTTGACATTATATTTGAACCCTTTACTATTATGGGAAGAAACATGATAGGCACTCCTTCGCATAGTATGGACGATGAGAGTAAGAATGAGACCTATGTTTTAAGTAAATACAAATTAAGAAAGAATGTAATACCATACAAAGAAAACTTGGTTGATTGTTTTGCCAGTAAAATAAAAAGATGGAGTCATAATGGAAAAGTAGAGGATTACCTTGATAAGGTAGTCAGAGATCTAAGGAGGATAGAGGTGTATTTTATTAAAAAAGGATTAGAACCTGTATACTTTAATATGGATAGAGATGATTACACAGAGACTTTTGGTTTTGACAAGAATGAGTTGCCAAGAGATCAAACTCATCCTGGCGACTACCCTGAGAGAGATCAGTATGAGCAGATAGCAAAAGATTATATCTCAAAAAGAAATATGAGAGATATGAGGAGGCGAGGTAGAAAGTATGATTGGATTTAGCGAAGGGTTTCATGATGCAGCAATCGCTGTAGTGTGTGAGGGTGGCAAGATTTGTTTTGCTACACACTCAGAGAGATACTCTAGAATAAAACATGATAAGGTATTGGACGAGGCAGCAGTCAATGTCGCTAAGTGTTTTACAAATGATGATGTTGTTGCTTTCTATGAGAGACCGTGGTTAAAGAAAACAAGACAGTTGGTTGCAGGTCAAAGTCATTGGAAGAAAGACAGAGTCCTAGCAATGCAACCTACAAACTATCATGGTCATCATAAGTCACATGCTGCAGCAGCGTTCCAGACATCTATCTTTGATGAGGCAGCGTGTGTAGTTATCGATAGCATAGGTGAATGGGATTGCTCATCAATATGGACTGCGAAGATGGTAGAGGGTAAGGCAGTGTATAAGAAGGTGTGGTCGCAGTGGTATCCTAAGTCTATTGGTTTGTGGTACTCTGCACTTACAAAGTGGGCAGGTCTACGTCCACTAGATGAAGAGTACATATTCATGGGTATGGCAGCGTTTGGTCAACCTGTGCTCTTAAATGTTGTAGAGAGAGCGTTGAGAAAGAACAGTCATAGAGGTATAAGACTAGGTGATTACAATAAATTTGATGTCGCAAAAAGTGCAGAGAGAATACTTGAGTTAGAACTACTTACAATATTTGAGAGAGCGTCACGTTACAGTAATAATATTTGTTATGGTGGAGGTGTTGCCTTAAATTGTGTGGTGAACACCAAACTAAGAGAGACTTATAACTTATGGATTATGCCAAATCCTGGCGATGCAGGTGCAGCACTAGGAGCAGCATTACTATCATATGGGGGCAAGGTAAACTTCACACCCTACCTAGGATACAATATACAAAGGTTGTGTGACCCTAGAAGGGCAGTGGACATATTACTTGAGCGTGGTATGGTAGGTATAGCAAACGGACGTGCTGAATACGGACCTCGTGCACTTGGCAATAGAAGTCTATTAGCAGATCCAAGAAAACCAGAGAACAAGGATTTAGTAAATGAAATCAAAAAGAGACAAAAATTCAGACCATTTGCACCAGCTGTATTGGAGGAGCATTGTCAAGACTACTTTGATATGCCATCAAGTTCAAGGTACATGTCATTTGTTTATCAGTGCAAACAGAAGGGGGCAATCCCTGCCGTAATACACGTCGATGGGTCTGCTAGGGTACAAACAGTGCCAGAGGACTCTGTAAGCATTCTGAGACCCATACTGGAGTGTTGGTATAAACGTACAGGTTGTCCTGTCTTACTCAATACATCTTTGAATGTGCGTGGAGAACCTATGGTAAATACCCTTGATCATGCAAATGAATTTAGTGAGAAGTATGATGTTATTGTTCTTTAATGGATGTAGTAACACATGGGGTGGTGAACTTGATAATCTGAGTGACAGGTATAGTCATATAGTTTGCAATCACTTTGGCATAGAGGAAGTAAACTATGCACAGTGTGGTTTGAGCAATGATAAGATTACAATCAATACGATAAAGATGATTCCTAGACTTGACATAGATCACGTCTTTATTCAATTTACTGTGCCTCCTAGACGTAACTGGTATAACGACAGAGGGCGAGAACGTCATTGGACACCATCACAAAGAGATGAGAAGTATCATAACAACCATGCTCGCAATCAATGGTATAAATCTGTCTACAACAGACACATAGGCATAGAGAATATGTGGAAGAACATATTTTTGTTTGACACATATTGTAAGAAGGTGGGTCAAAAATACACTGCTTTGTTTGCAGATCACTGGAAAGATGATTTAGATATAAATTCTTATTGGAAGGCACCTGCCCCTTTACGTTTGCATAGGGACATCATCAAGGACGAGAGTCTCCTTCTAGAACACAAACATCCCTCACCAGAGGGTCACAAGAGGATTGCTGAGGTTATTATTAAACATGTATGTTCATAGTGAGAATTGGGTGCATGGTAAGGAGGATTATTTCCTTGACAAATATAAGGATGATACCTATCGTAAGGAGTTACACTACCAAGAGCATGAACCCATAAGTGGTAAAAATGTTAGTAAAGAACAATTGATAGGTAAGCATGGTTTATACAAATCATCTACATCTAAATCTGTGTGTTCTGGTTTGCATTGGACGGGGTACTATAAAAATGAGACGGGGTATGTTGACATGGAAATGTCAAGGATATACACACCCAAACTTGTAGAGATATTAAAGTTGTTTCGTTTATACGGTAAGCATAGGATATATTCTTTCTCATCTATCTGGGGACAATTATCAAAGAAGGATGTCAAAGGGTTTATGGTAGATCACGACCATTATACTGAAATGGGTGATATGCTCTCATGGGTGCACTTTATAAAAGTGCCCGATCAGGATTGCTTCTTCTTTAGAAAAGGTGATGAGAAAATATATCCACCATGTCAAAGGCAAGGTGATTTTATGGTATTTCCTAGTTATTGTTACCATGGTGTCGATGAGAGAATAAACCTCGACGAAAGGTTTGTCATAGTTGGTAATATCATAAGAACTAAATAATACGATAGATCTCTTATAACATATGGCGATCAAACAAAATTTTCAAACTGATACTAAACTAAGAGTTGCGTTTGATTCCTCCAGAGGTCTCTGGAAGTGGTCAGTGGTGACATCAGGCACGGTCTCTATTGGTGGAACTGAACCTAGGGTTGAGACTAATGGATACTCCGAGAGCATGATAACAGCAATTAAGACTGGTGCGTATAAAATGAGAACCGTGATAGGAGATGGTGTAATAGGCACAGGTGTCACATTCCATACGAATGACGCAGGTGTCATACGTTTAGGTATATCAACACTCAGTCCACTTGGATATACAGGTGGTAGGGGTAGTTCAATTACAGTAGAAAGATTCTCAAAGGGTTCCTAACATGGCAGAAAAAATTGATGCAAGAAACGTATCTGAGGACACTTATCTAGTTGTTCGTTGGACTTCTGCAACAACACCTAGTCAATGGGAGTGGCACGTTGCAACGGAGGGAACTGTTGGGGTTGGTGGATCTCTCTCAAGACTATCGTATTATGGTTACTCTCAAAATTATGATATTGCTGTGCAGAAAGGCATGGAAAAAATGATGCAAGTATGTCCAATAGATGTTGTCGGTGCAGGCACCACATGGCATACCACTGAAACAAACGTTATTCGTACAGGTGCACCAAATAAAAATAAACCAACTGGATGGGTAGGTGGTCGTGGTGGTTATTTAAGCAAGAATATATACACTAAGGATTCTATAAAAGGAACATAAAACAATTCATACTTTGTGTTGGATGTCAGAGAGGTGGAACCACATGGTTGCATAGTCAATTGTGTAAGTCACCGTATGTTGATATGGGTTTTGGTAAGGAGTACAAATTTTGGGATTGGTGGTTTGATCTCAAAGATGAGTTCTCAAGACAACCACCATTTGCAAACCCAAATGAGTATCTTGATTACTTTGAGAGTATACCTAACCTAGTAACAGGTGACATAACGCCAAATTACTGTAAGTTGTCTGCTGATAATTATTCACACATAAATGGTTATTTGAAGGAGAGGGGTTATACTGTAAAGGTGGTGTTTTTGATGCGTGATCCTGTAGAAAGACTGTGGTCAGCAATGCAACACACTGGTAATTTTGACGGTTATAAATTAGACTCTTATCATATTAGATCTAGGTATGAGATCACCATAAAAAATCTTGATAAGGTATTTGACAATGTTTTTTATGGATTCTACGAGACACTTTTTACAAAAGATCTAGACAGACTAATAAAATTTTTAGATATACCTCATCTCACTCTGAACCCTAACAAAGTGTATAATTCATCTAAGAAGGGATTGCGTAGGTATGTCGATGTAGATTATAATAACACGTATAACTATTGTTACGATAGATTCGGGATGGATTGTTTTGGACAGAGAAGAATATAATGCTTGGAGAGAGAAATCTCTGAAAAATGCCTCCCTATTATTTACAGGTTGTAGTTGGACATATGGTGATGAGTTGCAGAATAGACTACGAGAGAGGTACAGTAAAATTGTAAGTGATCATTACAAAAGACCCTCTATAAATCTTGGGGAGTGTGGTGTAAGTAACGATTATATTGTTAGAAATACTATAGAGTGGTTGGAAAAGATGAACGCTGACATAGTCATTATCCAATTCACTGTGCACCAGAGACTTGAGTTGTTTGACGATAATGGTAAAATTATTCCTTGCACTCCACAAAAATTACGTAGTGAGCGAGAGAGTGTTTATTACAGAGATGTGTACACTGATCAAGTCGGTGTAGAAAATCTGTGGCAAAATCTATTTCTATGGGACTCATACTGTAAGCATAAGGGTCAGAAGTATGTTGCATTGATAGCAGATCACTATGACAATGCACTAAGATTTCCTGATCGTATATTTGAGAAAGGGTTTGGTCATTGGAGAAAATTATGCCGTGACATACCACGCACCATGCTTAACATGGATGTTCTAGGACTTATGAAACAATATCCAAAACACTATGCTAGTGGTGTTCATGGTGGTCATCCGTCTGCACTTGGACACAAGAAAATCGCAGATAGAATCATCCAGTTGATAGATGCTATATAATTTGTTATAATACTTGAGAGTGTACCTAATAGTATGGCAAAAGGATTTAAGGTGGTGTCCAAACCACCAAAGACTGACAAGTCTGATGACTTTGATATAGAGGCAGCAAAAGAACTAATCAAAGGCAAGAGCATAGTTTTCTGTCTGCCTGGCAGAAATGTATCATATATCTTCCTCAAAAACTTTGTATCTCTCTGTTTTGAATTAGTACAGAATGGAGCGAGTATACAAATATCACAAGACTACTCATCAATGGTGAACTTTGCACGATGCAAATGTCTTGGTGCGAACGTGTTACGAGGTCCTGATCAATTACCTTGGGATGGCAAACTAAACTATGACTATCAATTATGGATAGACAGTGACATCGTATTCAACTTAGAAAACTTTTATAGAGTTGTAGCAATGGACAAAGACATCGCAGGTGGATGGTATGCTACTGAGGATGGTCAAACAACATCATGTGCACACTGGTTAGAAGAGGATGACTTTAAAGAAAATGGTGGTGTCATGAATCATGAAATGGTTGATGGTATTGTCAAACGTCGTAAACCTTTCACAGTTGACTATTCTGGGTTTGGTTGGTTGCTTATTAAGAAAGGTGTTTTTGAACATAAGGAGATGACATATCCTTGGTTTGCTCCACAGATGCAAGTATTTGACTCTGGTGAGGTGCAAGACATGTGTGGTGAGGATGTATCTTTCTGTCTAGATGCAATTAAAGCTGGTTTTGAAATATGGATCGATCCTAAATGCAGAGTTGGTCATGAGAAAACAAGAATTATATAGATAGCGTGTATGCAATATACACGTAACATGGAATTATATGATATTTACATATCAGGAGAGAAGATACATTCTTCTATAACTGAGGAAGAAATGCAAGACATCACACAAGATTTAGCAGACGAGTTTTTTCACTCAGGATTTCCTCATCCAGACGAAATAGAAGTCAAATACTTAGGACACGAAGACGACCCTCAGCAATGAGGGTCTTTTTTTGACTCTAAATAGTGATAAATATACAAGATCATATAATTTAGTGCCCTCACAGTCATTTTCAAAAGGATTTAATGACATTTCACTGTCATTTAAACGTCATCCTGTGACGAATGATATCGTTTTGCTTAAAAATGAGGATGCGATCAAGAAGTCGGTGCAAAATTTAGTGAGAATCATCTTAGGAGAGGTGCCTTTTGACCGTTTGATTGGCACTAATATCGAAAAATCACTTTTTGAGTTGTCAACAGTCGATATTGTAGACGATGTTAGAAGTGAGATTGAGACCACCATCACAAACAACGAACCAAGAGTGCAATTGACAGGTATTGGTGTGGATGTAACTCCAGATGATAATGCACTTGATGTAAAAATAGAGTATAAAATCGTTGGTATGTCAGCACCAACACAAAATATCAATTTTATCCTAGAACCTAACAGGTTATAATGGCACTACAACAATTCACTAACCTCAACTTTGAGGATATAAAAGAAACCATCAAGGATTATCTGAGGGAGAATTCTAATTTTACAGATATGGACTTTGATGGGTCTAATCTGTCTGTCATTGTAAACTTACTTGCATATAATTCTTATATCACAGCGTACAACACTAATATGGTTGTCAATGAGACTTTTATTGACAGTGCCACATTACGTGAAAACGTTGTATCACTTGCTAGAAATATAGGTTATGTCCCACGTTCAAGGAGAGCAGCAACAGCAGAGGTAAGTTATAATATACTTGATCTACCAAGCACAACCGAGATCATCAAGTTTCAACCAGGTTTGATTGGTAATGGTAACGCTAACAACATCAATTATATTTTTTCTATACCAGAAGAGGTTACGGGAACTGTTGTCAACGGTGAGTCAAATGGAGTTATTAAAGTATTTCAAGGTCAATATCTAACAGAAAATTTCTTCATAGATGACTCCCAACCTAATCAAAGGTTCGTCTTACCAAACGACGGTATAGATACCTCTACGATTGTCGTCAAAGTAAGAGAAAATTCATCTAGCACAACCACAGATGAATATAAGTTAGTTGATAATATCCTTGGTATCACATCAACTTCTCAAATATATCTTATACAAGAGACAACAGACGAGAAGTACGAGATATTGTTTGGTGATGGTATCTTCGGTAAGAAGTTGTCGAATGGTAATATCGTTGATGTTTCTTACATAAGGACACAAGGTAAAGGTGGCAACGGAGTAGCAAGGTTAAGTTTTACTGGAACATTGTTAAATCAAGATGGTGCTTTACTCTCTGATTACGAACCTTTCCTCACTCCCATATCACCATCAGAAAATGGTGACTCTATAGAGGATGTAAGGAGCGTAAGATACTATGCCCCTAGACTTTACTCATCTCAACACAGAGCAGTCACTGCTAGTGATTACGAAGCAATCATACCTTCCGTATTTCCAAACATAGAATCTATAAGTGCTTTTGGTGGTGAAGAATTAGATCCACCTAAATTTGGTCGTGTGTTCATAGCAGCAAAACCTAAAAACGGTTCGTTTCTCTCACAATTTTCTAAAAAACAAATATTAACATCATTGAAGAAATACTCTGTTGCAGGTATTGTGCCAGAACTAATGGATTTAAAATTTCTATATGTTGAGATTGATAGTCATGTCTACTACAATACTAATTTTGTAGGAGATCCAGAAAATTTAAAATCAAACGTAACATCAGCACTAACTGAGTTTGCAACTGGCACAGAATTAAATAAATTTGGTGGCAGATTCAAGTATAGTAATGTATTGTCTTTAATCGACAATGTTGACTCATCTATCACAAGTAATATAACAAAAGTAAGGATAAGAAGAAACTTAGAGGCAAAGATAAATCAATTTGCACAATACGAGTTATGTTTTGACAATACCTTCCATACAAAAGACGCAAGTTACAATATAAAATCAACAGGATTCAATGTCTCTGGTATATCAGGGACTGTGTATATGTCAGACACTGTCATCACAGGCACAACAAAAGGTAATCTCTTCCTATTCCAGTTATCATCTGACACAGAGGTAACTGTGGTGTCAAATACCTTTGGATCTGTTGATTATGAAAAGGGCGAGATAATGATTGATACAGTTAACATAACATCCACACTACTACCAGATAATATTATACAAATACAAGCAATACCTGACTCCAATGATGTTCTAGCAAGAAAGGAATTGTATTTACAGTTTGATGTTGCCGAAAGCAACTTCTTTATGAGGCAAGACTCCATTTCTACTGGTGCAAATACATCAGGAACAAGGTACGATGTGGAATCAAGTTACTCTAATGGATCAAAGGTCAGAGGAGCAATTGTTCCAAGCACCACGAACGCAACGACTGCAACTCTTGTAGGGTATGTTGATGGGCAACCTTACTTTGGTGCATTTCATACCATGGCAAATGGTCAGAAAATGACTGGTGCTGTACACGGTAACAATAGCAAGATGATATCTAACACTCCTCTTGCTCCTATAGATACATCATCAACCATGTCATCTGGCATGACTTCGTCATCATCATCAACAACATCAACTCCTAGTTCAAGTGGATCATCAGGTGGATATTAATGATACAGACATCCTTTTCTAAGGTAAAGATTCACGAAATAATTCAGAATCAAATACCACAAGTTATAGAAACAGAAAATCCTTTACTGGGAGAGTTTCTCAAACAGTATTATATCTCACAGGAGTTTCAAGGTGCACCGATTGACATCGCAGACAATTTAGCGTCTTATAAAAGTTTAGATGTATTGACTAACGAGTCCTTAACTGGATTTACCTCACTTACATCATATACAAATGGTGCAGTCAAAGAAATTTTTGTTGACTCTACAAAAGGATGGCCGAATCGATACGGTTTGCTTAAGATAGACGATGAGATAATTACATATACTGGTATAACATCAACTTCATTTACAGGTTGTGCACGTGGATTCAGTGGGATTGAAAATAATAGTAAAACAAATTCGCCAGAGTTTCTTACTTTTACTAATAGTGGTGTTGGTACTCATGCTGTGGATTCCAGAGTTACCAATTTATCTAATGTATTTCTCAAGTCATTCCTCAAAAAACTAAAGAAGCAAATATTGCCAGGTTTTGCAGAAAGAAACCTTAATAATAGACTCAATCAATCTAATTTTATAAGACAAGCAAAAGACTTCTATAAGTCTAAGGGAACAGAAGAAGCATTTAAGATATTGTTTGGTGCATTGTATGGCGAACCTGTTGAGATGGTTCAACCATCAAAATTTCTTATCAAACCATCTGACGCTGAGTATGTCGTAAATGATGTTTTGATATGTGATTTAGTTTTTGGTAATCCACTCAAAATAACTGGACAATCCTTGATACAGGAGACAACACCTCTACAAACAAGTGGTTCAATTTATGCTGTAGAGAAGGTGGTGTTCAGAGGAAGTGAGTTTTACAAAATTTCTATATCAAAAGGAACAACCATAGGTAAATTCACACAAGTAGGAAAGACTTTCATAACACAATCTACACCTGTTGGTGGAACAATACTAAATGTTGACTCTACAATAGGGTTTGGTGCAACAGGAACATTTAATTATGAAGATAGAACAATATCATACACTGGTAAGAACTATACACAGTTTACTGGCATATCACCTCTTACATCTCCATGTGGCATTGGGTCAACAGTTACCTCAGGTATTGTAGCGACATCATTTGAGGATGGTGATCCTCTTTTACCTGTAACATTCAATGTTTTAAGTGTTCTTAGTTCATTTGAGGGTAACGCAATAAACCAACAGGAAGATGCAGTAATAAATGTAAAAACATTAGGTGAACCAAGATCAGATCTCAACTACAGCACGTGGTTATACAATACAACTGCGACATACTCAGTTAGTGGGTTCTCATTAATAGGTCAGAATGCGTATAACTTTGATCTAGATGCAGTCCACCAGTTGTATGTTGGTGATTTGATATCAATAATCGCAGATGATGGCACAGAATTTGATGGAAGTATAACATTTACATTCGACACTGAACCAAAACGTGTCTCTGTGAGTTCACCTACGCTAGACTTTAACAGAAAATATCGCATACGTAGAAAAATAAAGTTGTCGAGTGACGGACATACTGCCGATATTCAAAACACATATACAGACGGAAAGGCAACATACGTCGCATGTAATAGTTTTCCACACTGGGACATAGATCCTCAAAAGAGAATACGCTCATTTGATAACAGTGCTGTCGCTGCTAATACTGTAGAGATATCTGTATCAGAACATAATTTTCATGATGGCGATCTAGTCGTATACACATCTGCAGGTATCAATACTCTCTCTAACTTAAATGAAAATGAAGCGTATTATATTAAGAAGGTAGATGCAAATACTGTAAAGTTAGCATACACTGCTGAGAACGTGCGTAGAGGACAGTTTCTTACAGCGTTCGGTTCATCTGACGTGTCAGGTCTTTCTACACACTTCCTGACTCCCTTTGCTGTCTCTGGCAGCACACTAGGTGCACAGAAGTTGCTTAAAAGATTCGGTGACCCTGAGTTTGCAGAGACAAAGACAAAAACTGTGCAGGGTGGTGTTGGTTTGTTTGCTAATGGTGTCCAAGCGTATTCATATAAATCCTCTGACGTTGTTTACTTCGGTCCTCTACAATCTGTAGAGGTTCTAAACACAGGATCAAATTATGACGTAATAAACCCACCAAGGATATCAGTTACCCAAGACGGGCATGTAGGATCAGGTGCGTCAGTAATAGCACATGTTGAGGGAACTATTGAAGAAGTAGTAATGGATACAAAGGGATTAGATTATGAGGAGATCCCTAATGTAAGAATAGTAGGTGGTAATAATGATACTGCGATTTTAAAAGCAAAAATGCGAATTGATCATCAGGTTGTGGAGTTTGACTCTACTTCTGCAGGTTCAGTTGTCAATACTGCGACTGATAGATTTGTATTTACGTCGCCACATGGGTTAAAAAATGGTGAGGAGATAATATATGACGCTAATGGCAGTAGCACTATCGGTATTGGAGTGACACCTGGCACTTTGATTGATACTGCTCCATACTTTGTAGTGAAGATAGATGATTTTAATATTCACATATCAGAATCCAGAACAAAAGCACTTGCAGGTGTAGGAACAATAAATTTAACAATCAATGGTGGAGGGTTGCAAAGGTTTAAGACCACTGCAAGAAGACAAAAGGTAGATAGAGTAGAAGTAGAGAATAGTGGACTATTTAAGAACAGAGAAGTAAGGACAACAACAGTTGGTATAAACACATTTATAAACTTAATCAATATCGACAATCATGGATTTTCTGAAAATGAAGTTATAAAATATTCATCAATAGGCACTGTGAATAGTGCCATTGGTGGATTGACAAACAATACAGAATACTTTGTAAGAAAGGTAGACAACAATTCTTTCAGACTTGCCTCTAATAAAACAGATACCACACCTATCAGTCTTACAAATAATGGTTTAGGAGTGCATGTATTCCAAGACCCACCCATATCAATAACAATAGATGGAAGACAAGGTATCACCACATCTAACGCTACAGCAACACCTATCATAAGAGGTAGGATAAACGCTGTGCACGTTTATGATAAAGGTAGTGATTATGGTTCTACAGTTATCAACGATAACTACAAACCAGTTATAGAAACCACCATAGGTCAGAAGGCATTTCTACAACCCTTTGTTGTAAATGGCAGAATAGATCAAATCATTATAAAAGATGGGGGAGAGAATTTCTTCAGCACCCCAGACATAATAATATCAGGTGATGGTGTTGGTTGTAAGGCAAAAGCAAACGTCAGTGGAGGCACCATAACATCTATTGACATAATTGAAAAGGGTGCAAACTATACGCAAGCACAAACAACAGCAAGGGCAGCAACGCCAGGTCAAGATGCAATATTCTCCAGTGTTATCAAGAAGTGGACAGTAAATCAGGTTGATAGATTTGCTAGATTTGGAGATGTAAAAGATGATGATGGGTTCTTTGAGAATATAACAAATCCTGATAATGGTAATCCATACGTAAACTACTATGCACCTAGAAGACTACGTGATTATCTTGAAGATTTTGGACAAGATCATTCACCTATCATAGGTTGGGCATATGATGGTCATCCAATTTACGGACCTTACGCTGTTGTGGACGGGGCGATAAAATATCTTGAGTCTGGTTACACTAAACTTGCAAGTCAAAGAGTTGACGGTCCTAGTATTACAAAATACCCTGCAGGGTTCTTTGTTGAGGACTTTACTTACGTTGATGGTGTAGGTGATTTAGATGAACACAACGGTAGATTTGCTGCTACACCTGAATATCCTAATGGAGTATATGCATACTACACCACTGTAGAGGCAACACCAATTAACAACCCTACATCACCATTTAACGGTGTAAGGAGACCTGTGTTCCCATATATTGTTGGTGATTCATATCATTCCAAACCAGATCAATTCAATATAGATGACAACTCACAAGACACTGACCCTGTGTCATTGAATCTTGTTAGAAACACACTACCATACAATATTCCTGAGTATGAGTTTGTAAGCAATTCTAATAAAAATACAGACATTAACTCTAAGATTATAAAAACAAGAACAGGATCTGTTGAGAGAGTAGATGTAATACTTGTGGGTAAGAATTATAAAGTAGGAGATAAATTAACGTTTGATAATAAGGATACAGGTGGATTTGGTGCAATAGGTAGGGTTACAAATATCACAGGACCTAGCATCTCAACATTTACGTCAAGTGTCGTAACTCATCCCAACACAACCCTTGTTGTTAAGAACAATTTAGTCACTGGTATCACCACTTTCCCCCATAGCATACCTGACAGAGCAGTGGTGGAGATTCTTGGTATATCTTCAACAACTCATAGTGCCCTAGCAACAAAAGCACAAATCAATGTGCCAGAGGTATCGTCTGGTATTGGTATGACGATGAATACTTTTGGTTTGACTACAAGTGTGATATTGAATGAGTGGTTACCTGATGTATTGAGTGATTATAAATTTAGAATCAACGATATAGTGGGTATAGGTTCTGAGCAATTAAAAATTGTAAACTTTGATGTGCAAAATAATAGAGTCGAGATGATAAGAAAGCAGAATGGAACTATTGCTATCGCACATACGTTTGGATCAAAGATATCAAGAATAGAAAAAGAATTTACTTATAACTTAAGTGGGGTCTCTGATCTTATCACTCCTTTAGATGAGTCTTACTTCTTCAACGCAGAGTCTGTGGTTGGAACAGGAAGCACTTTTGGAGTAGGTATAGGCACAACAGTTACTGTGGCAGGCAGAGGTGGTAATCAACTTGTGGCATTCCACAATAACGAGACAAAGCAAAAGTTTATACCAACAAGATCAATATATCTACCTAACCACCCATTCAAGACTGGTGATAGGGTAGCGTATTCGCCAGGTGCAGGCACGTCCCTCACGTATCAAACTGATGCCATGAAGCGTGTTAACGTGACATTTAGAAGACCGTTACCACCTGAGGTATTTGTACAAAAAATAAACAATGATTTAATTGGTATTGTTACCACTCAGAGTGGTATTGGATCTGACTTACAAAGAGTCATGTATTCAGGTAATACAGGCATAGGCAACACACACTCATTTACGACGCAGAAGGGTGAAATTACAGCAACAGTAAGAATAATAAACGTCGTAGCGACCACCAATGTAGATCATACCTTTAGACCAAATGATGAGATTGACATGACAGTGGTGTCTGCTGCAACGAGTTCTGTGACTGCAATATATGATCCTGGCACAAGATTTATAAGCATAGGATCATCTGTAAACCCACCATTACCACTTACAGATGGCACAACGCTTAAGGTTGACACATCAGATTCATCTCTAGAAAATACTAAACTTAAGTTTTTCTTAGATTCAAATTTCAACAAACCATTTGTAGGGTCAGGTGTTTCTGAGACAGAGGTACAAGAGAGTGGCATACCTGGCAATCCAGATTCATTTACAAGCATTAAATTTAACAATCAGGTTCCTGATGTCTTGTACTACAAATTCTTACCATTACAGAATACAAAAGACATAGAGATTGATAAGAACATTAAAGATTTTGGTAAGATATTTGTGAATAACAGTAAATTTACTGGCAAACACACCATAACAACCACAACAAGTAATACATTTACATTCAACATATTTGACTTACCTGAGGTGGTTGGTTATACAAGTGAATCACAAATAGATTACACAACAACATCAACTAACATAACAGGTGGTATATCACGTGTTCTTCTTGAGGCAGGTGGTCAATCTTACATTGACACACCAGAGGTGGCAGTTGCATCAACAACTGGAACCTCAGCAAACTTGAAGGCATTTGGTAGTGACATAGGTGCTATAGACAAAGTTGACATTGTTGAATTTGGATATGATTATCCATCTGATGCTACCCTCAGACCACAGGCAGCAGTCCCACAAGTTGTGTTCTTGAAAGATAACTTTGCAGTAGGTAGTGTTGCAATTACCTCTACAGGTAGAAACTATCTAAGTGCACCAAACTTTGCAATTTATAATAGTAAGACAAACTCAGTAAATCTTGACGCACAATTTGAGGCAGAGATGACAGGTGGATCTGTCACAGGTGTTAAGATTGTAAGTGGTGGTGGTAACCTTAGCACAGGAGACGTAGAATTATATGCGATTGACAATAGTAATGGTGTAGGTATAGTAAGTGCAATTTATTCTGCAGGGACTGTAACTTTGAGATTACAAACTCCGATAACAGGATTTACTACAGCAGTGCCAATACCTTTCAAGGTTGGCGATAAAGTATTTGTAGAAAATGTGGGTGTGGCAACAGGGAATGGATTCAACTCTTCTGATTTTGAGTTCCAATCATTTACTCTCACAGGTGTCACCACAAACTTTGGTAATGTTAATGGGGCAACAATACAATACAAAGTATCAAAAGACCTAGGCACACATGACAAAGGTAAGTTTGGAACAGTTACAAGAGATGAGGATCTTGCAAAATTTAAGGTCAACCTTGTAGAGAGCACTTTCCTTAATGGTGAACCAGTAACAAGTTCAGGTGGTGGTGTTGCCGAGGTTGTCAAAGGTGTTGGTAAGACTCGTAATGTTTTACGTATTAACAACTTAGTAGGATTCAATACAGGTGATGTAATAAGAGGTAAGTTCTCTACTGCAGGTGGCACCATAGAGTCTACACAAGAATACACAGGACATTTTAAACTTGATAGTTCAATAGAAAAACCATTTGGGTTTGAGAAAGACACAGGAAAATTATCTGACTTCTATCAAAGAATACAAGATAATGATTATTATCAAAACTTCTCTTACTCACTCAAGAGTACAGTTGGTATAGCATCATGGAGTGAACCTGTAGACTCACTTGCACATATATCAGGATTTAAAAAACACTCCGATCTACTTATCAACTCAGTGCCATCCTCAGCACCTGTAGTTGCTGGAATATCATCAGCAGCAGGTAATGTTGTTGTTATAGATGCACAAGCATCTATACACGATAATCATCAATTCGACCTTGTAACTGAGAACACAGATGAGTTTAATTCAGTGAGTGATGAAATATCATTTACATCTGGTAGATTTGGTGATGCTATAATTTGCAACACAAACAGAGTATTAGAGATAGATGATTTGAGTCCACAGTTCTACTCAGATCCTAACCTTATCAGATCGGTTGAGTTAGACACTTTTGACATGTTGACAGGAGGTCCTAGCAGTGATGGTATAAACGCTGTCAAATATTATGCACAGGTCGTTCTTGATACAGCGTTGGGTATATCTGTCAACGCAACACAATATACAGAGTTTGTAGTATTCCATGACGGTGTAGATGCTTACTTGAACACATACAACGTCTTGTCTGATGGAAAAGAGTTGGGTGAGTTTGTAACTGAGACATCAGGACCTCTTGCGAGTGTATTGTTTGTACCTAACAACTCATCATTTGCATATGATATCACATTCCATAAGGAGATATTGACACATGGTGTTGGTGTGGGTTCTACCTCATTTGGATTCCAAGAATACAAAGGCAAGACTGTAACCTTGAATACTTTTGGATCAGCAGTGGTACAGGAAGTTGACGCAATCGATGCTACTATGTACAAATCAGGTAGTATTTTGGTAGCAGCAAGATCGCCAGGTTTTGAAAAAGAAATCGACGAGTTTACATGGTTAGCCGACGGAAATAATAAAGTGTTGTTTACCAATTATGGTAAAATGGACGCTGACACTGATGTCGGTACGTTCCAAGTAAACATGTTATCAAACACATTGAAACTAAGACACACATCACCCGTCGGTGTTGCTGTGACAGTTACAGCATTGTCACGTTCCGTGGGTGTTGCACAAACACATGCCAATACTGGTATAGTTGGTTCATATATTATTGGTGACACAGAACTTGACGGTACATTTACAACAATCGCTCCTATATCTGGTACACCAAATCCACAGATTATATCTAATAAATCATATGACAATTATACAACCTGTAAGTATCATATAGAGATTCACAACACAACAGACGATGAATACTCTGTGTTTAACATTGCAGCAAACTCATTTGGTGGTAATGCTAACTTCAGTAAGTACAATAATCTGTTTACGGCAGATTCAGAAAAACGTAATATCGATAATACTGGCATACATATATTAGGAAATAATACACAATTAAGATTTACACCAGTCGCTAACAAGGCATACACCATAAGGGTTGCTGAACTTAAGATTGACAAACCCGACGCTGTAGCGTCTGACGCAACTTTCAATTACTAATGTCATTTCAACTAGCATCCGTCAATAAACAATTCAATACCGAAACTGAGAGTTTCCAAAGGTCATTTAATTTGACTCATAAGGGAGATCCTATTTTTTCTCACGAGTTTGATGCAGGCAGCACGACAAAAGTTATTGTCAGTTCAGATACTTTTGTTATAAAGAATCATTTTTATGTGACAGGTGAGGAATTGACATATGATACAGGTGGTAATAAGGCGATAGGTATTGATCATAACAGTAGTGGTATTGGTGCAGATACTTCTCTTCCATCATCAGTATTTGTTATAAAGGTTGACGAGGATAGATTCAAACTCGCTGCAAGTAAATCACTTGCTATCTCAAATGACCCTATAGGATTGACTACAGTGGGTGTGGGGTCTACACACAGATTCACATCACAGAAACTTGACACCAAAGTGATTGTTGCTATTGACAATGTTATTCAGTCTCCCATAATAACAACTGGAACAGCGACAACAACTGCAAATACAATGTTGAATAGGGAGGTAAGATTTAGCGATATAAGAGGGTTCAAACAATATGACATGGTTAAGATAGGGAACGAGATATGTAGAATACAAGTCATAGGTTTTGGTACCATGCCAAACAACGTATTGCTTGACAGAGCATGGTTAGGAACCTTTGAGGAACCACATACGGGTAACGTTGCAGTCACACAATTAAGAGGTGACTATCAAATACGACAAAATAAAATACATTTTGCAGACGTTCCTTTTGGTGGCACACGTCAAACTATTGGTGTATCTTCTGCATCTATTGACGTAGTTGGTAATAAATTTTCAGCATTGACAGAGGTATTTGAGACAGGCACACAGGTAAAACTTAGGTCAATTACACCACCTGCACCACTTGTAGGTAACAGAGATTATTTTATAATCAAGAATGCAACCAATAATTTTTCTTTCGCAAACACAAAAGGTGATGCAGTTACTGGTATTGGTATTACGCTTACATCAGCAGGGATAGGAACTCACAATCTCCTTGTTGCAGACATAGTCGATGGTAGTGAGTTTCAAGGTAGGAGTTTTATAAGGTCTGATTACTCAGGTAATTTTTTACTTGACGATTTGTCTGATGGTTTTACTGGCATAGCAAAAACCTTCACTATGAAGAGTGGTGGTTCTAACATCACTGGTATAACATCTGATTTTGGTGTTGTTCTACTAAACAATACTTTTCAAAAACCTGAGATTGATTATGAATACGTGTCTTCCACTGGTATCACATCTATAAGATTTACTGGTAATGATATAGCAGGTCTAACTGAGGTATACAGCACATCTGATGTAAACGCAAACAGACTACCAAGAAGAGGTATAATATCTGGTCTAGGAAACACACAAGGAATAGGATACCAACAACTACAAACTGGATTTGGAACTGCTGTTGTGTCAGGGTTCGGCACCATAACCGTGGCAATGGGATTCACTGGGTCAGGGTATAGGAGTGCCTCTACAAGTTTCAAAGTAAAAGTAAGGGGAGGCAATCCTACAACAAATGCTGCAGGCACATTTTCTATTCAAGATGGTAATATAAAAACTGTCACTATGGGCACAGCTGGTGCAGGTTACACACATACTAACGTGCCACAACTCGTGTTTGACTCACCATACGGGTATGATGACATAAAACTTGTGAGTGCTAACACTGGTATAGGTGCCTCTGTCACAATAACTGTTAGTGCTGCTGGCAGTGTATCAGAACCTATACTGACAAATACGGGATATGGATACACTGTTGGTGAGACCTTGACAATATCTGGCATACCTACAAGAGAACCACACACACCTGCACAGTTTACTGTCACCTCCACATCTGATGACAAATTTGCAGGGTGGGTATTGGGTAAGTTCCAAATATTAGACGATTTCTCTAATTTATTCAATGGTAGTAGGACACAATTTACAATAACGGAGAATGGAACACCTGTCAGTATTGAGAAACCAAGTGGTAATCCAATAAGTCTTGATGATGTGTTGGTTATATTCATCAATGATGTTATGCAGAAACCTGGCAAAGCGTATACGTTTACAGGTGGCACACAAATAAGATTTTCAGAACCACCTGCTTCGGGATCGTCATTACAAGTGTTGTTCTATCGTGGCACTGATGCAGATGTAGGTACTGCACAGGCAGTGGAGACAATTATGAAGGGTGATATTGTGACAATCAATACACCACCATCTAATACATCAATACTTACACAAGATCCTAGGACTATAAGGGAGACAGTATCTAGAGATACATTACAAACAACAATATACAAAGGTCAAGGTATATCAGATGTCAAGAATCCACAGAGACCAGTCACGTGGAGAAAACAACAGCATGATAAAATAATTGATGGTATTAAGGTAAGTAAGGCAAGAGGTTTATATGCAGGTCAGGTATTCCCTGCATCCAACATCATCGCAGATGTGGCGACAACAGACACTGTAGTATATGCGAAAGGTGGTATAGTTGCATTTACAAAAACTGAGGATCCCAATACCACAAGTTTTGGAGTTCGTATAGTTGACACTAACAAAAACAATACTGGTTTTGGCACCACAGGATTTATAAATCCAATCAAAGATATAAGTGGAGCAACACTGGATGGTGACTACGGAGATGTAGTTGGCATAGGGGTGACAGCAAAAGGAATACAATTTGAGTTTTCTATACCTCCTAATTCTGTTCTAAGAGACAATAAGTTTGGTGGGTTTACAGAAACTGGTATAGGAACGGGTGATTACTTTGTTATAAGCAGATCCACAATTGGAAATGGTGTCACTGCAAAATCAAACAATGGAGCAACCACCATTGGTATTACCACTGTTGCACTTGATGGGGTATTCCAAGTGAGCGACATAGCAAGGGTTGGATCTGGTCAAACTATTAGGGTATCAACTGAGATTGCATCAGGTCATGGTATCAACGCTGTGGGACTAAGTTCAGGATTTGATTGCTTCTATGGACATTACAGTTGGGCAAAGTTCTCAACAGGAACTGTCGGATTGGCGTTCACAGCAAATACACTCAATGGACTAACAGGTCTAACAACTGCCCCAACAATCCAGAGGTCAACAAAATTACTACTGGATTACACATAAATAACAATTACGAGCTAATTTTCGGATTTAAATAATGCCAGCTGTCATAACCGATCAGATTAGAGTTCTAAATGCGACTAACTTTGTTAGTGGAATATCCACTAGCGACAATAGTTATTATGTTTTCATAGGTTTACCAAACGCAACCTCGGTTGCATCTGATTGGAATACTAACACTCCAGCACCTATCGATAATTTTGATGAGCATGATGACATTTATGATACTCTAATATCTGCCAAAAAAATTACATCCACTGATGTACTAAGAGTAATCAAAAAAATTACTTGGTCAAGTGGTACTATATTTGAGATGTATAGACATGATTATAGTATAGACAATCTATCACCACAGACCAGTTCTACCTCTCTATACAATACAAACTTCTATGTTATGAACTCAGACTTTAGAGTCTATGAGTGCATATACAATGGAGCAGCACCATCCAATAGTGGTGCAGGGGTTATATCATTGGAGGAACCCACACATACAGATCTACAACCTAGACTTGAAAGTGATGGGTATGTATGGAAATATCTCTATACTATCAAACCAAGTGATATCATAAAATTTGATAGTGCAGAATTTATCCCAGTGCCTGCTAATTGGTCAAATAATACCGACGTTGCTGACGTAAGGAATTCTGCAGTTGAGGGTAGAGTAGAGACTATTGTTATAGAGAACGTCGTGGGTGCCTCCTACGCATTCAATGGCACTAAGAATGGTGTGCCAATAAGAGGAGATGGATCAGACGGTCTGGCATCTGTCACATTCATCAATGGTCAACCATCTGCAGTTCAGGTCACTAACGGTGGTTCAGGGTACTCATTTGCAACATTGGATCTAGACTCAGTGGTGACAAATAATGGTACGCCATCACAATTCTCAGTTATCATCCCACCTCCAGGTGGTCATGGTGCAGATATCTATAGAGAGTTGGGTGCTAATAAAATTCTTATCTATTCTCGTATTGAAAACAGTGACGTAACCAACCCTGATTTTCCTACAGGAAACCAATTTGCTCGTATTGGTATACTTGAGAACCCACAATCTTTTGGTAGCACAAATTTATTAACCTCATCATCAGCGTCTGGTGTGTATGGTTTAAAATTGGTCGGGGCAGCGACTACAAGTTTAGTTGTAGCTGCTGACGGAGATGTTATACAAACAGTGGGTGTTGGATCTACTGCTATAGGTAAGATTATTGGATATGATGCTGTAACAAAAACATTGCAGTATTGGCAAGACAGATCCGTTGCTACAAATGACTCTTTAGGTGCCAAACCGACCTACGGATACAAACTAAATAGGTTTCAAGCGAACCCAACAGGGGGCAGCAACGATGTTATTGTAACGACTCCTACTGGCACACAAACTCTTGCCATAGATACAACTTTTACTGGAGTATCAACAACAGTCAACGCAAGAACATTTTATTTTGGTCAAACATACAATAATGGATTAGCAAATCCAGAGATCAAAAAATACTCTGGTAATATAATCTATATTGACCATAGACCAGAGGTTACAAGAGCGACTAACCAACGTGAAGATATCAAAATTATCTTAGAATTCTAAAGATGCCACAGAACACCAACTTAAACGTCAGTCCATATTTTGACGATTTTGATTCGTCTAAGAACTTCAACAAAGTTCTTTTCAAACCTGGCACACCAGTTCAAGCAAGAGAACTGACCACACTACAGTCTATCCTACAGGGACAGATTGAGAAGTTTGGTAAACATATGTTCAAAGAGGGATCTATGGTGATTCCTGGCGTATTCAAATTTGATAATCAATATAGTTGTGTCAAAGTAGAGTCTACATTTTTTGGTGTTCCTGTAGAGTTATACTATGACAAATTAGTTGGTCTTAGAATACAAGGTAAGACTTCTGGCATCATCGCACAATGTGTTAAGGTATTGTCTGCCTCATCGTCAGAAACAAATCATACTACTCTTTATATTAAGTATGAAAAGTCATCTGACAATTTTACAGATGATTCATTCTTAGATGGTGAGACACTCATAACCTTATCAAGTTTCACCTACGGATCCACCACGATCACAGAAGGGAGTGATTTTGCAACCACAATAAATTCAAATGCTGCACAAATAGGATCTGCGTTTGCAATAACACAAGGTGTATGGTTTATTCGTGGAACTTTTGTAGAGGTAGCAAGAGAGACAATTATACTTAATCAATACGAACCACGTCCATCATGTAGGGTAGGACTCAATGTTAAAGAAGAGATTGTTACTGCTGTTGATGATAACAGTTTATATG